AGGAACAACTGAATCAACTTTTATGGCTAATGTAAGATTTGATAATCTTGCACAAGTTCAAGAAGCTTTCGGTTTAGAGGAACAGATAGATATTATATTAACAACTGGAGAAACAGTAAGTGTTGGAAATGTCCTTGAGTACGATAGTATAGAGTACCGAGTTACTGGAGCTATACCTTACGATTCACATAATTTAATAACGGGAATCAAATGGGAGCGTACACTGTAAATTTAGATAAGTGTATAAAGAAGTTTACAAGTATGGGTCAAATAGAGGACTCAGTTGTAGCAACAATAGCACCTGACAATGCGTTAGAATACCCAGCTCATCAAGAGTATGGTTTCCAAGTTAGAAGAAAAGATGGCTCTTTAAGGTTTGTAGAAGGGAAGTGGTATATGCTTAATTCTTTAAATAGGAATAGAACCCTAGTAAAAGATGGACTTATAAAGTACATTAAAGAAGGAGTTAAATCAGCTAAAGCAATAGCACTAACTCCGTACATAACAAAAGCAGCAAGGATGATACAGAGGACTAGTAAGATGTTAGCCCCTGTAGATACAGGTAGATTGAGAGGAAGTATCACAGTAGAAGTAGATACCAAATAATTTAAGTATAGATTTGATGAAAGAACCTAAAAGCGAAATATACACAATATTGAGTAGTATAGGATCTGCTTATCAAATGCAATCAGGTGTAACGAGGGATATGCCCTGTTATATATACGAGATTATAGGTAACACGCCAATTTATTCAATGGATAAAGAGGTGGAGTATCAGAATATTGAGGTAGCAGTAGATATATATGCAGAAAACAGTAAAGGAAGTGGGGTATTGCTAACCACTTTGGTAGATACAATGTTAGAAAGTAACTACAGGATGGTATACAGTTCGGACATATCAAACGATAAGTATAGTCATATAGCAACAGTATTTAATTTAGTTGGCTATTAAAATGGCAGCAGAAAAAACATTAGGTACAAGTTTGACCAAGACTAAATCAGGAGCAGAAGCAACTGATACAGTTATTGGAAACTTAACCTCTATCGGTGAGATAGGAATTGAGAGTGACGAAATAGATGTCACCACATTAGACAGCTCTGGTGGTTATAAAGAGTTCATAGCAGGATTCAAAGATGCAGGAGAAGTATCTCTTGAAGGGATCTTGGCAACTGAAGTAGCTTTTAACGCTATGGTCGTTTTAGCAGGTTCACAAGCAGAAGAAGAGTGGACTATAGAAAGTGACACTGGTTCTACTTGGGTATTTGACGCTTTTGTCAAAACATTCAAAGAGGGCGAAGCAACAGTTGACGGTGTAAGAGGATTCTCAGGTTCATTAAGAATCTCTGGAGCTCCTGTTTATACTTCATTTGGTGCAAGTGCATAAAGTTCAGGGAGGGGGGACTCTCCCAGTTCTTTTTAATTTAATTAAAGGTAACAAAAATGGAGTTAAAGTACACGCCAAGAACAATTAAAGAGATAGAGGATATAACAAAGAAACCTCTACAAGATGTTTTATCAGATTTTTCTATGAGTACCATAGTTATATTCGTTCAGAAAGGAATGGCTATAGATGAAGATAAAGCATACGAGAAAATTGACGAATACTTAAAAGGTGGTAAGGACATTTTCATACTCTACACAGAGATTATGGAGAAATTGCAGGATGCAGGTTTTTTACCACGCCAACTGGATCTCAAGAAGGTGAAGAAGAGTATGGCTCAAGAAGCCAAGACCGAGATTTAGAAGGAAGGTTCTTTAAGGATATATGGAAAGAAGGAGAACATTCAGCCCTCCTAATAGGTGTTAGATTAAAGATTGACTGGGGGTTAGAAATGGAGAGGTACTGGGAGACTACTCCAAAAGATTTCCTCAGATATTCAGAGATTTATAGCGAAATAGAAAAGGGTAGAGCAAGGGAGATGGATTATAATAACTTTAATTTAGGAAAGTATATTGCGTATGCAGTAAATGACCCAAAGAAGTATCCCAAGAAACCATTTCTCTATGAAGAAGAGGAAATAAAAGAAGGAATGACAGGAGACGAAATGGAAGGAATAATGAAAAGAAATACTATAATTTTAGGTGGGACTATAAATGACAACAACAGTTGAAGAAGTAAAAGTCATTCTTGAAGCCAATGCTACAAACTTTAAGGAAGAATTTGAAGAAGTAGTCAATATCTTAGAAGATACAAAGGAAGAAGTTAGGGATATGTCCGATGCGTTTGAAGACGCACTTTTGGAGGTAAGTGATAATGTTATAAATGTAAGTAACGACATAGAGGATATAGGGATAGCTCTTAAAAAATCAACAACAGGTTCTACTAGGGATTTTATGAAAATGGGAGCTGTTGCAGGTGCAGTTGGTGCAGTAGTATCAAAAGTTATTGACCTAGTGGTAAAAGCGATTAAGAAAGTTGCAGAATTGATAAAAAAGGTAACTGAAATGGCAATAGATGCCGTGGAGAGTGAAACCCTTGTTGCTATTGTTTTTGGGGAATCAGCAGGTGCGATTAGAGAATGGAGTGATGAACTAGCAGACGCACTAGGATTAAATGCTTACACTTTAAGAAAAGATACAGCGATGCTCTATAATATCTCAAAGGGATTAGGAGTAACGGAAAAGAACGCACTGACTCTAGCTAAAGGGTTTACTCAACTTAGTAGAGATATGTCAGCTTTTTATAATATTCCTATAGAAGATGCGTTTACAAAGTTAAGATCAGGAATCACAGGGGAAACAGAACCACTAAGAAAACTCGGTGTTATTATAACTCAAACTCAGGTTAAGAGTGCAGCTTACCGATACGGTATCGCACAAGTTGGGGATGAATTATCAGAACAACAAAAAGTTCTTGGTAGGTATATGACAGTTTTAGAACAGACGGGAACTGCACAGGGGGCATGGGCAATAGAAATGCAAAATCCTGCAACTCAGATAAAGATACTCACTAATAGGATTAAAATGGTCGCTATTGATTTAGGATCAATATTCATACCTATTTTGCAGAAAGTTTTACCTTATCTACAAGCGTTTGTTTATGTAATAGGAGATGCAGTAAAGATGTTACTAGATTTCCTAGGTTTGGTTGGAGTTGATGTTTCAAAGAATCTACAAGATATTGGGAGTAGTGCAGATGGTGCAACAGAGGGAGTAAAAGACTTAAAGAGTGAGCTACTAGGATTAGCAGCTTTTGATGAAATGAATGTTCTTAAAAAAGACGATGGGGCAGGTAGTGGTAGTGGTAGTGGTGGTGGCAGTGGAGGATTTGAGTTGCCAGAATACGATATGGGAATGGAGAATATAAAAGATAAAGCTGTAGCCCTCAAGGATATTATAGTTAGGATATTCAAAGATATATGGAAGAAAATTAAACAAATACTTGCTCCGATAATATCACTTTGGGAAAAATGGGTAACCCCTGCGATAGAGGGTCTCAAGATACAGCTAGGTCTTCTGTTTTCAGAGATTGTTGATAGCCCAATAGGGGGAATACTTAAAGCCATCGCTCAAATATTGGGTGTCGTCATAGTAGGAGCTATTGCTGTGGTTATTTGGGTGATTAACGGGGTAATAGTTATAGTCAGAAAACTCCTTGAAAGTTGGAAGAAGAGATTTAACCTAGCAGTTGAAATACTTGCACGACTCATCCTCTTCTTTGACGACTTCGGTGAGAATATTAAAGAAGTGCTAGGAAATATTGGTCAATGGTTTACCGATGTGTGGGAAGCACTAGGGATTATTATTGATGATTTTATAAAGAAAATTAAAAAGAAGATATTTGATTTCATTATAAAGTTGATTATCAATTGGTTGATCCTTAGGAATAGAGTTTCAGAAATATGGACAGATATGATGGTAAATATTAAAAACAAGATAAGTAGAATAACTAGTTCAGTAAGAGCTAAGGTAGAAAGTATTAAGAGTTATTTTGTTGGAATATGGACTACAGTCAAATGGGTCTTTCAATCTATAGGAAATTGGATGTGGAGTAAGATTAGCTGGGCTGTTAGTAAAGTCAAAGGTGTTCTAAAGAGTCTAAAAACAGGATTTTCTGGATTCTTTGTGAATATAGCAAGTTCAATCAAAGCACCTATTAACTGGATAATAGACAGGATTAACAATATGATTTGGACTATGAATAAGTGGAGGATACCCAAAATACTTCCCAATGGACTTAATATAGGATCAATTCCGAGGTTGGCTAAGGGTGGTATTGTTAGTAGTCCAACACTTTCAATGGTTGGTGAAGCAGGAAGAGAAGCAGTATTACCGTTAGATAATAATACTCAATGGATGAACGAATTAGCTAATAAGATAGGAGGGAAAGAAGGTGCGATTAACTTAAGAGTAGATGTTGGAGGAGAGAAGTTGTACGAGAAAACTATTAAGTATATTAAAGATAAATCATTGGCAACAAATACTAATTTATTAGGATTATAAAATGGCAGTAGGAGAATTATTAACAATAGGAGCAGTTGCTCCAGATAAGTTAAAGAAGTATACGGTCTCTAGGGAAAAACTATGGACTGATGCAGATCGTAACTTGGCTGGTTCTTTGAAAGCTACTTTAATAGGGACATTTCCTAAACTCTTTTTAAGTTTCGCAGCAACAACACAAGCAGAGATGAGTACAATTATAGGGCTTTTAGACCCTGCAAAATTGACAGTACAATGGTGGAATGAAGAGAATGATTCTATAGAAACAGGGTATTTCTATGCAGGAAGTTATGATATACCTTTATTTTCAAAACCAAGAGGATTATATGAAGAATTTGATGTAAATTTAATTTCGTATGATAAGTTAACCTAATGATTAGTGTATCTAACGAATTTAAAGAAGCAATAAAAGATTCTGCAAGAGAGTTTAAAGGATACCTTTACGATATTGATGCTGACACTTATATAAGAGATGATGACGATTTAAAATCAATAAAGATTACATCGGAAGGGGATTTGTTTAAAACGGTTATTAGACAAGCAGAAGTTAAGTATTTTGGTGACCACGATTTACTAGGTAAGTATGTCAAATTAGGAATAGGTATAATTCTTGCTCCCGTTACTGATAAGGGAACTGTTACTATGACTATAGCTAGTCCTTGTGTAGTCACTTTGGCTACCCATGGATTATCTACAGGGGATGAAATCAAATTAAGTACAACAGGGGCAGTACCTACTGGATTAGTAGTAGATACTTATTACTATGTTGTTAAAGTGAATGAGAATACTTTCAATCTAGCAACTTCTTTTGAGAACGCAGTGGCAGACTCTCCTACTCTTATTGCAACTACAGGGTCGCAGAGTGGAACTCATTCTTTAGATTATTATCCTATCAGTGGAGATGGAGATACCGAGTATATAGATTATGGTACTTTCCTAGTAGCTGAACAAGAAACAAGCGAAGGAGAAGAGCATACAACTCTCAAGCTTTATGACACAATGATTGAGTCCTTGAAGGTTTATAATCTAGGTTTACAGGACTATCCTATTACTCTGAAAGAGTATTTGGAAGCGATATGTACAAGACTTGAATGGACTTTGGGGACAACTTCGTTTTTTAACGATGATTTAGAAGTTGGTTCAGATCTGTTCATACTCAAGGAAAATATAACATATAGGACAGCACTAGAACACATAGCACAAGCGACAGCTTCAATCTTATATTTTGATGAGGATAACGAATTGGTAGTAAAAGAAATAGGAGATACTTCTTTGGAAACAGTAGATACAGAGATAAAGTCACTTAATCTTAAACCTGAGTTTGAAGTTAATAGTGTGGTATTAGCAAGTGTACCCGAAGGTGGTTTTGTATATTCTGGAGGATATTATCACAAGAGAGCATTTCTTCAAGATGGGGATAATCTCTTAATGCAGGACGGAGAACCTTTAAGACTTCAAGCATTACTTGAGATAGATGATATAGTACAGATTAAGTTTGAGAATAACTACCTATTAGACGAAGAAAAGGATGCTAATGTAATAGCATTAGGGACAGAGTTGATAGGGAAGAAGTTCTATCCATTTAAAGCTTCAACTT